AACCTGTGGGATACTCTTTTACAATAAGTTTACCATTACTCTTACCTGCAATGTTATGCACCTTATCAATCAACATATCTTTAGATAGAGTTTCCAACTGATCTATAGGTATGTCCAAAAGATTAGCGTCAATACGTTCAGCAATACGCTCTTCTGCCATTTCCATTGTAATATATAGCACATTGCGACCTTGTGTTAACGCATTAGCTGCAACATGGCACATGAATAAAGATTTACCTACACCAGTACCTGCTAATGCAACGTTCAGTGTTTTGTTAGGCAATCCACCCTTAGTAATTTTATTCATATATTCTAAATCGAATGGAATACGCTCTTCTTGCTCATGATAGAAATCATAACGATCAGAAACATTATCCACATAGTCGTGTCCAATGTTCGCATCAAAAGAAACTGCCAAGGCTTTTGTAAGTAAATCAGGTAGAGCATTCTTGGTAAGATCTCTGTGCTTACCATCAATAATGGAGATAGACTCCATAATAGCATTATGTATAGCTCTATCTTGACACCACTTCTCAGTGGTATCTTCTAACCACTTATCGTTAGCCTTGACAGTTTCTTTATCAAATATGATTGGAAGTATTTCGAGTGCAGCAGTATACTGATCAGGATTAAACTTTTCGCTCTGATCAATATCAATTTTTAAGCTTTCTTGAGTAGGAAGCTTATTATACTTAGCAACATACTTCGCAATCTGTTTAAATAACTGATTGTATACTCCTTGAAAATATTCTGGTTTTACAAAAGGAAGAACCTTACGCATGTAAGGCTCATCCGTTAGTAGGTGACGTAGTATGACTTGTTCTAAATTTTTCATTCTATAATTATACCACAATCATTCAGGAGTTACAATATCTTTTTCTTGTCTTTCTACCTGTTGTTCTAGTATGTCATACAATATTTCTCCTGTAGTGTGGTGCCAATCAATATCTTCATGAGGTTTCCAATCCTCGCCAAGAACGTCAGACACAACATCTGACGTAAATGTTAGTGTCTCACCATCTTCTCCGACCTTAAGTTCACCAAAATTAAATACTGTTTCTATGTAATAACCTGTCTTAATTCTGATGTTCCAATGATCATTATTCCCGGGGATAAGTTCGTAGTCAATATTTTGTTTCACTGTGTCACTTCCTCAACTACAATCTCATCCATATCTACTAGTGATCTATGACCAATCTGATATTGCTTCTTTAAGAAATCTTTAAAATCTGTTTCAGCAAAGATTGGATTCCAGAAAGATTCATCAAGAGTGGCATCGTACCGTACCTTTGGTCCAACTTCTCCAGTAGTCTGATCGACCACAGCATACCAGCCATTGGAAGGCTTAGTAGCATAACCGCCAGCAAGAGCACAATCGAGCAAGCCAGAATAATGTTTGACACCACCATCCCAAGACACAGTGATAGGAATTTTCGACTTCTCTTTAACAAATCTGCTTTTATCCACGTTAATAACAAAATGATATCCTTGTATTTCAGTTCCTTTTTTATCTTGCTGTCTACCAATAATCCAAATGTTATCTGCACTATAGTAGATACCCGTACCACCAGATACAACATCCTTTGGAAACAATCCAATCTCTTTATACGTGTGATTGATTGCAATCATTGGAATGTTTTTCATCGTTAGGTATGGTGTAGTCATGCGGAACAAGCTCTTAAATGCTTTGGCACGTGACATGTCTGCAACCGACTTCTCATCCTTTGCATCTTCTAGTTCTTTTTTAGAAGCCAAGTTACCAATAGAGTCGATAATAATAATAACATCATCATCACGATCAAGACCCTCTAACTGAGCAACTAGATCAAACTTCAACTCTTCTACATTGGTAATAGGTACATGCAGCACACGACTTGTATCCACATCAAACTGATCAAAGTATGCCTGAGGTGAACCAAACTCTGAGTCATAAAAAATCATCACAGCATTGGGCTTTGCTTTTAGATATGACGAAGCCATCATCAGAGCAAAGGATGTTTTAAAATGCTTAGATGGTCCTGCAAGAACTGTTAGACCTGAAGATAGCCCACCATCAACAGAACCAGATAGTGCCACATTCATCATAGGAACGTTTGTAGGAACCATCTCTTTTTCATTAAAGAACTTAGATTTAGTCAGAACTTCCGTTGTCTTGATCTTGCTGTTCGTCTTCAGTTTGTCCATAATCGACATTTTGTTCTCTTTCTCTATCGTTTAAATCGTATTCACTTCTAATTTCATTATTAAGGTTCTGTACAGTTTTCCAAATCTCAGAAGACTGATCAGTTCTATTATCAATAAAGTTAATAAATGCAGACAGGTCTTTTGGAAAACATGCTCCACCAAAACCATCACGTCCATCATGACCGGGGATCTTCATATGACTATGACCAATACGCTGATCTGCCATCAACGCACGTGACAACTGATTGTAACTACCGCCAAAATCATCCATAACTTTCTTGAGTTGGTTCATGAATGTAACCTTCATAGCAAGATAGTTGTTCACAGTGTACTTGAAGAATGAAGCTTCTACAGGAGACATTGTGATAGTCTGTGCAGGGTTAGCCAAAGAGAAGTAGTTATATAATCCTTCTAAGTGGGAAGCTGCTTCCTGCTGCTGTACACCAAAGACTCTATAACGTGCATTAGTCATACCTTCTTTGGCATTACTCTCATTTAAGAACTCAGGCTCATAAACAATACGTCCATCGATACGTGATAGACGATCAATAACATCAGGTGTAATGGTTGATTTGATTACAATAAATGCATCAGTCTGATTTACTAAACGCATCACAGCCTCATCAATAGCCTTAGTATCAATGCTACCGTCATCAGACGCAGGTGTGGGCAAGCAAATAAACACACAGTTTGGTTGCCATGCACAAAGATCTTGTAGTGTGTTCTCACTAATCTTTGGATCTACAATGAACTTCTCAACAGAATTTGTAGAGAAAATGTAGTCAACGGCTTTACCGACAAACCCATGTCCAATAATACCTAGTTTAAAGTTTTGCTCCCTGCGTTTTACCACAGGTTGCAGTTCAGGTTCTTTCATCTTCTATATCCTTCATAAGTTCTTTATCATATACTCTTCCTCGTAAATCTGTAGAAGAAAACCTATGATCTCTTTTGTTATACTTTATCTCAATACCCCTTTTGGCACATATCTTTCTGCCCGTAAAGGTAGTATCTTTATACTCTTCTCCGATTATTCTAACATGAATCCCAAACAATTGCAAGATGTCTTCTAAATCTTTTTCAGATTCATACGGAATTATTTCATCCACATACTTGACACCTTGCAATTGAGTCCATCTCTCGACTAGGCTTTGAACTGGTGGGTTCTTACCTTCTCTATCTCTGGATGGATCTACCTGCAATCCACATATCAGATAGTCACAATGATTTTTTGCCTCTCTTAACATAGCAATATGACCTGCATGAAGCAGGTCAAATGTGCTGAATGTGATACCTACAGTCATGACGATGAATGTTTAATGTAGGCTCCATCTTCATCACGACCAATCTCAAACGTGATATCATCCTCTTGATCATCAATATGATAACCAACAGTCTCACGTTCAATATCATTATGATTAAACTCTGCCCAATACAACTCATAAGCTACGCCTTCTTGAAGACATTCAAACTGATGATAGAGGCCAGGTTTAACTTTATGATAATCGCCTTCATCAAGAACAGTAACATCAACTAAATTATAGTCACGTTGCCATGTGCGGATAAGCATCTTGCCCGACTCTACATAGAACCCATTCCACTTATATCGATGTAAATGCTTCGAGCACACACCACCTTCATGCATTTCAATACGATGAAACTCTAAAGCACCATTTGCTTCAATCAGTTCTGTCGTGCCCCATACTTTACCTGCTTTCATTATCATATCCTTTCAAGTATTCAATAACTTTGTTTAAGCCCTCTAAGTTGTCACCAAACTTACCAAGACCTGTATTGCAATTAGTACATATCCACCCTCTAAACTTCATTGTGGTAGGACAATGATCAAAATTTATTCTATCTTCTTCTGCTATAATTTTTTCGCAACACTGACACACCCTATCTTTTGGTTGAGGTGGGGCAGTCTTTTTTAAGGCTTCGGTTAACCGACTCTTTTCTCTTTCACATTCTCTACAAGCTGTTCGATAAAACGGCTTACCTTTAGTAGATCTCCTATCGATGTTATATGCAGTCAAAGGCTTATCGCCTTTACACATTCTACAAACCTTAGTATTCATAATCTATCCCCAATAATCATCAATAGTACGCCTACCAATGTTTTCTCTACCGATATCTATAAGTTTCATGCCATACTCAGGATCACTAGAATATTCTAGACTATCAACTTTTATTAATCGGTTCTTTCTAAATGGCCTGTAGTCAACATGATGATGCCAACGATTAAACTTCCAAACCACTTCTGTAACATCAGGATGCATTTCCTTTAGCATTTCTGACTTAGGTAGCGTACCCTCTTCAGCGTAGAACTCTTTGGTGTTACCGCCACCAACA